CTTTTCATGGGAATGACCTGGCACATCCAGTCAGCATCGGTGTAATCCCAGAACTCACAAATGGAGGGGTCGATGAGGAGATTTTCCGTAAGGACTCTATCGATTACTAAGCCTTCGGCAGATTGCACCTCTGATTGCTCTTGTAGTGACTCAATGAGTTCCTCTAGCTCTACCCTCTTGGCATCATGATGATGAGCTTGATCATTGTCATGAAGGTCCTTCTCTAGTTCAAGAATAGCCAAGAGATTCTCTTGTGCATCGTTGATGCGACCTTGGATATACGAATCCTTGCTTGGGTCTCGCTGATACATCACTTTGAGAATTCCGAAGCTACAGGTTAACGCTGCTCTCACAGTGGATTTAGCTCGATTTTTTAACTGGGCATGTTCTAGCGCTCTATTAGTGACCTTCTCCAATGTTTTACAGAAGAGCTTGATGTCCGTGCCCGGATGGGTGGGCGTTGTTGATATCTCTGGGTTGCGGGCATAGACGTTAGGCAGCACTGCGGAGATAGTCCCGTGAATGAGATTTGCTCTTAGGCTATAGAAGTCTTTGCCAGTGGGGTCTGCATTCCAGTTGAAGCCAGCTACAGTATTGCGGTTGTGCTTTACACGCTTATGAAAGGTGGACCAATGAGCGCGCGCATGTTTAATGCGGGCAGTCCACTTTTGTTGAAGGGCTTTAGGGTCTTGGGGCACATCCTATTTATAAATTCAGGCTTTCGAGTAGCGGGACTTAATTTGAATTTTTCTTTAAAGGGACTGAAATACAGGCCTCTAGTAGGGGTTTTTATCTCTAATAATTAACTGTATAATGAATGCAACACACCCGCCATGCCTCTCTTGGAAGCACACTTTGGCGGGTTTTTTTATTGGGAGATTCTATTGACTACATTCGATAAGCCGGCACTCACACATTTAGAACATATTGAGCGTCTTCGAAATCGAAATCTTCTAATAAGTGATGATGATGAAGCAATAAATTATCTAAGTAACATTAGCTACTTCAGGCTTTCTGCATATACACGCCCGTTTTATCTTCCGAATATTGACGAACATACATTTATTTTTGGCACAGCCTTTTCAGATGTTATAGATCTATATCTATTTGATAAGGAATTACGTCTACTTCTTTTGGATGCAATTGAAAGAATTGAAGTAGCGCTACGTACACAAGTTGCTAATACGCTTGCCAAACATCATGGACCCCATGGTTACCTAGACCCTAATATTTTTGATAATCGCTATGATCATCCAAAACTATTAGAACTTATTGCCAGTCAATCTAAAGGTCGAGATTTAGAGGCCTTTATTAGTCATTACAAAACAAAATACACAGGAGCACCAGAGCATCCCCCTATTTGGATGGCTGTAGAGCTGCTTACATTCAAAGAGATATCCACTTTATTCAGCAACTTGAAGCTTCCAAGAGATACCCAGGCAATAGAGGCACATTTTGGCTGGAAATTTACCTTACTTAAATCTTGGTTTCGAAGTGTTTCTGATTTGAGGAATTTATGCGCTCATCACTCTAGGGTCTGGAACCGTGAATTTGGAAGCATCCCTGAAGCCCCAAAAAGACCTCCAAAAAACTGGCCATCTATTCCAGCATCCATTTCTATAAACTCAAATAATAGTGCTACTAAATTTTTGAACCCACAACGTAGACTATATTTTCAATTAGTTGTGATCCAGTGCCTAATGAATAGAGTTTCACCTTTGAGTCAGTGGGCTAAAAACTTACAGCAGTTGTTTGATAAAAATCCTAAAGTCTCAAAAGTTCATATGGGGATTCCGACTAACTGGAAAGAGCAAGAATTCTGGCTTAAGGCATTCGATCAATAATTTAGACTTTTTTAGGCGCTCTCTTCAGATACTCTACGTGTCCGCATAACCCCGTATCTGGTTGCATCCCAAGCATGATCCTCTGCATCGGTATCGACATCCTCTGGGTTTAATGAGTCTGGCGGCAGTTGCGGGATAGTTCTTAACCAATGTTTACAAGTACTAAATACTTTTAACCTTCCTTCTGCCAATAGGCGAATTATTTCTTGTGCCCCGTTTACTCTGCTTCTAGGGGCGTTATAGGCTTCGGTCCATTTAACCCCTTTATCTCTGAAGATTTGGCCAATGGATCGCTCTGCTCCTATCTTCGAGAATATGGATGGGTCAGCTAGGTTCATACGGTATTCGTATCCAAGACGTTGGTCATGTATCTCGATCTTCTTAATCTTCTCAGCAACTACGGTTGCGTCTTCCCTTGTACCAGTGTTTTCTTTATCTCCATATCCATAAAGCTCTCGCCAAAGGTAATAGACTCCATCATTAGATAACGCAAACCAGTAGATGGCATATGGCCTGGCATATCCCCAATCCATAGATCGCCAGACCTTCCACGATGGTGGAATTGCGAAGGGTTCTACAACGTGCTTAGAGGGCTGCCATACGCCTTCCAAGAAACTGCCGACGTGGATATCCCAATCTCCCTCTAACCATGCCCTGCGCCTATTTGGGTCACTTAGCGACTCTAGGCTCATGAGGTAGTTGGGGTCGTTTTTCAGAAGAATGGTGTTCTCATAGATGGTGGAGTGAATTCTGACTCTAGGTAATATGCCTTCTTGTTTGATGATTTGTCCTGCCGGTATTGATCCAATCTGAAATCGCTCCTTCACGGAGGCATGACCTACTCCGAATGGATTGCAGGTAGCCCTTACCATTCTTGGCATTCCGGGATGAGATGACCTGCAAGTGGAATGCATGGCTTCGTAGAAAGAAAGATTTCGCCAGTTGGTTAACTCCTCGAATCCTAGCCATGGGTATTCGTGGCCATGGTAATTCCAGTAGTCGTCTTCGTTAGCGCCATAACGGAAATACAGCATCTCTCCTGTTGGCCACTTCCAGACATAGTCTGATTCATTAAACTTGGCACCTGGAAAGATTTGATAAAACCAGCGCTTACTCTTGGCTACTACGTCAGCTAGTTGCGGATACGTTAGGCGAAAGAGTGTTCCGCGCCAATGATCTCCAAAGCCTCTACCTACATGCTGTGCATAGCTCATTAGCAATGTATCGGTCTTTCCCCCTCCTCTAGTGCCCTCAAGCAATACTTCATACACTGGGCAAGTCAGAAATAAAGTCTGGCTACCGGGCAATGGTGCCCAGATGGTTTTCAATGGTTGCCTTTAATGCGCTAATGCTTGGCTTGGGCGGCTTGCTCCCAATCATCCATACTCATCGCTCCTGGCACCACCAAGACGCCACTTTGTAGTGGCGCCCCATCCTTGCCCGTATGCTCTATTGCAGATAGGCGCGGGTGAACATAGGGGGCAGCGTGTCTTGCGATGGTGGCAGCCATGTTCAGAAGCTTGATTCGACTCTCGGTGATCATGATGTCATCATCATGGCCTATGCCTTCATGAGCATGATCATCATGCTTAGTGCAGTTTTCAGCCTCCTTGTAGAGCTCCATCATGGTTCTCATCATGACTTCTAAAGGTGTAATACCCTGCGCGGCGGCTACCTCTGCGATTTCACGAGTCCTCTTGGTGAGGCTTCCCTCTTTACGCCCTGCACCTGGCCTAGCTCCTCCTTTATTTGCTGGCTTTGCCTTTGGCTTTGATTTCTTTTGATTGTTTTCAATCATGATGATGCATCTGGCTTTCTAACCATCTTCAAAAGATGGGGTTGCAATGCCACTGAATCACCAAATGGCTCATCAAACTCGATGATGATTCTCTGGAATAGGTCATGACGACTTTGGGCACCCCGATGCTTTACAACCGTGCCTATTCGGCCGCTTGGGGTCTTAACAATTGATCCGATTGGGAAATCCTCCATATCTGGACGATCAATAACTCCAGCAATACAAGGGTTAGCTTGCATGGGAAGCCTCCGCTCCAGCTGAAATCTCTTTTCTCCTACGCAGCTCAGCAAAGATTCTGGTTTTGAAAGAGTCATAACTCTCCGAGCCTTGTGCACGCATTCCGAGTTCTCGTCCTTTAAGGTCAATTCCCTCATTAGATTTCCACCAGGTATATTCAGAAGAATCAAGGGCTTGAGCCTTCCTACGCATCCCTTTCAGAATGGCCAGAACAAATCCAGTATTGATCGGGGTAGAGCTTGATGCCCTCCTTCGCATTTCCTTTGCCTGGGCAATGGCCTCCTCAAGCTCTTCAAGGGTTAGGTCTTGTTGAATCAACAGGGCAATACGTTCATCGTCTACTCCAATATTCAAACCCTCCTTTTCAAAAAGAGTTTTAATTTGTTTTTTCCTTTCACCATCGCCTTGTAAAACTTTTTCGATTTCACCCCCATTGTTTTGTTTGTCTGGTGTATGGAGATTGGTGACTGGTGTTTGGTGTCTGGTGTCTGGTGAGCATTGCGTTCGCAATGCGGTCGCAATGCGAACGCATACATTGTGAGGTTCAGTTTCTTGGCGCAGATCATCTGCTTGAAATGCTTGCCAACGACCTTCAGCACTACGTCTAGCCTTAACTTGCTTGTCTTTAAAGCGAGCTATTTCATGATCACAGCGCACTTGTCTCCAACCATCGTCAGTGAGAGTGAAAAATTCATTCAGGACAGAGACAACTGAATTTTTTTCTTCTTTTGATCGTGCATTGATCAATCGTTGCACTAGCTTCACATCAATCGGCAATGGTTTTTCTGTGGCGTAGTACTTTCTAATTAAACGGCCATAAGTAGCGTCTTCGATAAAGGTTAAATGTGCAGTAGCTTCTGCGTAATCTCCAATGTGATGCTCGTAGTAATTCATTTAAAACAGTCTC